CAAGGCGGTAACGTCGTAGCTTAATCCAGCATAGAAAGGAATAAATAATGCCCTTGCTGACTCCATCCGCAGTGCATGTAGATCAGCCGCTGACTAACCTCACGCTGGCTTATGCACAATCACAAGAGAACTTTATCGCTGATAAGGTTTTCCCAACTGTCGGTGTTTCAAAACAATCTGACAAATACTACATCTACGACCGTGCGAACATGAACCGTACTGGTGACGTAGAGAAACTGGCCCCACGCACAGAAGTAAACCGTATCGGTATGACTTTATCTACAAGCAGCTACTTCGCTGATGTATACGGTCTAGGTATGGACTTCGATGAGCAAACTTTGGCTAACGAAGATGCTATGTTGGACATCCGTTCCGCTGGTGCTGAAACCTTGGCGATGCGTCTGATGATCCATCGTGAAGAGCAGTTCGCAAGCAACTTCTTTGTAGCTAGCCAATGGGGAACTGACAACACATTGAGTGGTAATGACCAATGGTCAGATTACACTAACTCAGACCCTATTGATGCTGTTACTCTTGCTCGTCGTACTGTTCAGTTAGGTTCAGGTGGCTTCAAGCCAAACACAATGGTTGTTGGTAAAGAAGTACGTGACAAGCTAATCAACCACCCAGACGTTCTTGCTCGCTTGAACGGTGGTGCAACTGTAACCAACACAGCTTTGGTAACTGATGCTAAACTGGCTGAGATCTTTGAGGTAGAGAACTTCTACGTCATGGAAGCTGTCAAGAACTCATCTGTTGAAGGTGTTGCAGAAAGCAATGCGTTTATCGGTGGTAAGAATGCTCTGTTGTGCTACACCCCATCAAATGCTGGTCTTATGTCACCAGCAGCAGGTTTGACCTTCGCTTGGAACAACCTTGAAGGTGTAAACAACTTGGGTATTACAGTTGAGTCATTCTCAGACGATGCTCTGAAGCGTCAGCAGATTGCTGAAATGATCCAAGTTAAAATGTCTTACGATATGAAAGTCGTAGGCGCTGACTTGGGTTACTTGTTCATCAACGCTGTAGCTTAATTTACCTTGGTGGGGGCTGTAGTAATGGCCCCTGCCATCCTTCCCGACGAAAGGTAGTACAATGATCCGACAAGAAAAGATGCCATTTCAACTAGACCGTCCAGTCTTTGTTAAGCGCCCGTTTCAATCTTGGGGCAGACAGCTAAAGAAGGGCGACGAGTTTAAATGGAAAGAGATTGGTGTAACTGAAGAGAAGACACTAATCTTGTACAGAGAAGGCTTTATCTATCACAACTCAGACTTTGAAATAGAACGTAGAGTTGGAGATGGGTTAGAAGAATTAGATGTAGCTGGACTACACGGCCTTGTCGATAGTATCAACGATAAAGTAAAGTCTAAGACACCCTCTGAGGCTGAGTTTCAGAAGAAGAAGTGTAAGAAGTCTAAGATAGTTGATAAACAGCGTGGGCTTATTCGTAGCTGGCGTAGAAATTATGGTCACATGGAGACTTAAGAATGGCTTGGTCGTATGATGCAACTGATTTAGGTACAGGTACAGCCTCTGGGCGCTTGAACTCTGTACGGCTCCTTGTAGGGGACACTGACACCACCGACCAACAAGTTCAGAATGAAGAAATTACTTTTGCTCTATCCCAGACCAGTGACAACATCTATCAAGCTGGCGCTTGGACTGCCAGAACAATCGCTGCACAATACTCTCGTAGGGTAACACAGAACCTGTCAGGCGCTCTGAGTGCTAACTACAGTGATCTAGCTAATCAGTACACTCAACTAGCTTTAGACCTTGAGCTTAACGGTAAGAAGGCTGGAGCTAGTGTAGGTGTAGTTGCTGGTGGTATTAGTATAGCTAGAGTAGATACTGTAAGACAAGATACAGATCGTGTTCCACCATCCTTCCGTAGGGATAGATTCAAGAACCCACCAAGTTACAGTGGTGATGACTACGATTATAGTTAAGGGGTAGGTAATGGCATTCTCAAGAGGTTATAACCTACTCAAGATGGTAGAGGAGTTTGGTGAGCCGCTTACTCTACGCAAGAAGACTACAGCAGGAACCTACGATCCTACTACTGGATCAGTGACAGGTTCCGCTACAACTGACTACAGCTTTGAGGGTTACTTCTACAACTACGATCAAGGTATCATAGCTAATGTAGATGAAATCCGTAGAGGCACCCGTAAATGCGTAGTACCAGCTTTAGGATTGGCAGTAGAACCCGATGACGAAGATCAGATTATTGGTAACGGTGACACAGTTAATGTTATTTCTGTTGTTACTATATTTTCTAATGGGGTCAAGATTTGTTTCTTGTGTGATGTGAGAGAGTAATGTCTATACAAGCAACTATAAAAATCAACTCTTCTTTTAATCAAAAGATGAATAAACTTGATAAATCAGTTGAAGATGCAGTATATAACAAATTGGTTGATATAGCACAAACAACTGTTGGTTTATCTCCTGTAGATACAGGTGCTTATGTTACCTCACACTCTTTTCAAACTAACACAAGTACAAGGGGTCGTGGTAAATCCTCACGGCGTAAGCCAAGAAAACAAAATGAACAAGCCATGCGTCAAGAAGGTTTAAATAATCTAGTACAAGATATTAACGCCTTAAACTTACCTGATACCACAAAGATTACTCTTCGTAATGATAGTCCTCATGCTCAAGTAGTAGAGAATGGTGGTCCGAATTGGAAAGTGCAACCTTATAAGGTTTATACTCAAGTGAGAAATATTTATGGCTAGTATCTATAATGACATACGGGCAGCACTTGAGAACAAGTTAGCTAACACCTCTAATTTACCTACGGGGATAGCTTATGAGAATGTTTCATTTAGCCCAACTACAGGTACAAGCTACCTACAGACCAATTTTCTCCCGACACTCCGCAGGCCCGCTGTAAGAGGTTTAAACCCACAACAGAGATACGATGGTGTGTTTGTTGTAACTGCCTACACCCCAGAAGGTAATGGCCCCGCCGCTGCTGATGCCTTAGCTAATACTATCTTAGAGGCTTTTGAAGCAACCACTAAAATCTCCTACAATGGGGATGAAACAATAACTGTATCTATTGACTACGCTGAGAGACAGCAAGGTTTCTTAGATGCACCTTGGTACTACGTTCCGATTAATATCGGATGGTACGTTTACAATAATTAGGAGAATACATTATGGCCTTCGCACAAGGTTCTCGTTCCAGCCTATCGTTCATTGTGGAAAGCACATTTGGCACGACTCCTGCTGGTAACTTCACAAACTTACCCTTCAGCACACACTCTTTGAACTTAACTAAAGATCGTGTAGCTGGCACTGATATTCAAGCTGATCGTATGCCTCGTGTTGACCGTCATGGTAACCGTCAAGCTGCTGGTGACATTGTTGCTGACTTACGTGATGCTGACTATGATGCATTCCTAGAATCAGCTATGTTGTCCACTTGGTCAACTAACGTCCTTAAGGTTGGTACAACACCTAAATTCTTCTCTATCGAAGACTATGCTGCTGACATCGACCAAGCTCGTTTGTTCACAGGTATGACAGTTTCTACTATGGGTATCTCTCTAGCCCCTAACCAGATGGTAACAGCTACCTACGGTATGGTTGGTAAAGACATGACCATGAGTGCTACTGAGAAGACACAGGACGCTGCATCAGGTGCTGCTCCATTCGATGCCTACTCAGGTACATTAGCTATCGGTAACGTAAATGGTACACCCTCTACATCAGCTATCGTAACTGGTATGGACTTCACTCTGACTAACTCATTCGCACCTACCTTCGTAATTGGTAGTGATAGTGCGCCACAGTTAGAGGTTGGTCGTGCAGAAGTCGAAGGTACTATCTCAGCTTACTTTGAGGATGCAGCTTTAATCAACCGCTTCTTGAATGAGACTGAAACTGAGCTTGAGGTAACTGTGGGTGATGGTAGCAATACCATGAAGTTCGCATTCCCACGGGCTAAGATTAATAGTGCAGATGTAGGTGTAGATGGCCCAACTAGCCGTGTTATCTCTATGTCATTCGTAGCACTCTATAACACTACAGATGCAAGTAACTTAGTTATTACTCGCTCTGCATAGGTTCCCTAGCTAGGGTGGGGAGGCATTGGTGTCGGGTCTGATGCTTCCCCTTTAATTACTAACCCGACAACTTTTTAACCCGATAAGGAAACTCGACATGGACTTACTAGATTTAACTCCGACTAATGACACCGTTGACATCATCTTAAAACACCCTAATACAGATGAAGATTTAAAGAATGATGATAAAACACCTATGGTTATTACCATGTATGCCCCACACTCTAAGCAGTATAAGGCAGCTATGCATGAGCAAACTAATAAACAACTCAAGAAATCTAAAGGTGGTAAGAAGATTGATGTTACCGCTGAAGAATTAGAAGACTCTTCTTTAGATGTTTTAGTTAAGGCTACAAAAGAGTGGAATATTACTTACAAAGGTAAAGTACCCCCCTTAACTAAAGCTAAGGAAGTCTACCAAGAAGTGTTTTGGATCAAGAATCAAATTGAGGAGGCACTCTCTGATTTTTTGGACTTTACGAAGAAATAGTATCAGATCTTTGTGAGTGGGCAGAGTTTAACTTTAAGCTTAGTCTACCAGATGAAAATGGTACTACGCAACGTGAACACTTAGAACAAGTAGAAAGGCAGATTGGACATAAGCCGAAAGAACTGGAACCCCCGACAGAATTTCCTACTCTTCTTTCTCATGTCTGGTCTGCCTTTATTGATTTAAACAATAGCAGAACTATGGGGTTCTCTGGCCCTAACCCGATTACTTATAGCGAGATAAAAGCTTGGAAAGAACTCACACATACTCCATTATATCCTTGGGAAATCGAGGCTGTAAAGTTAGTAGATGTGCAATATGTAAGGGTTATGAATAGTGGCTGACGTATCAATAATCATAGCAACTAATGCGGATCAGGTAAAACAAGAGTTTACTGGTCTTACTGGTTCTGTAGTTGGAGCGGCAGCACAAGCTAAAGTTTTAACTCAAACTATGCAGTTCTTAGATGCAGCTTTTAATAAAAACAGGATTGATGCTCAACAGTATAGCGCCGCCATAAAACAACTGGATGCCGCTGAAGATAGATTATATGCTGCTATAGGTCAAACAACTGCCGCATCTAATCAACAAAGTGCCTCATTTGATAGGGCATCATCTGCTACTAAAAGAATGTCAGGCGCTCAATCTCAAGCGGCTATAGCAGCTAAAAGATTAGCGGATGCTCAAAGACTAGCTGGAAAGAGTACCAACAAGTTTGGTATGTACACTCAACAGGTTGGTTATCAAGTTGGTGACTTCTTTGTGCAGGTTCAATCTGGTACTGATGCCTTAGTTGCATTTGGTCAACAGGGTACTCAGCTTGCAGGTCTACTCCCAGGGTTGGCTGGAGCTATTTTAGGTATCGGACTTGCAATATCCACTGCTCTTGGTCGTGCATACTTAGAGTCAAAGAACCTAACTATAAACTTTAAAGAGATTAAGAAGGATATGGGTGCGGCACTTGAGCCGATAAAACCTCTTATAGATGCTATAACTTCTGCTTTCTCTTCTCTAGGGGATGTGGCAAGGAACGTAGGAACCTTTATAGCTGATAACTTTGCTAGACTTATTTCTTATGCCATAGCCTTTGGCGCTGTAATGGTTACAAAGGTAGTTGCAGGTTTTATCTTATCTGGTAGGGCAGCTAGAAGTTTCTTTGCTTTAGTTAGGACAGGCTTAATTGCTTCAGGTATAGGTATACTGGTAGTAGGGTTAGGAGAAGTATTATATAGGTTCAACGCCTTGATTACTGCAACAGGTAGTTTTAGCGCTGCTATGCAGAAGTTAGGAAACCTGTTTGGTGGTCTGTGGGATTTTGCCATAGCTAAGATAGATGTTTACCTTGCCCAACTACAAACTATTGGGCCAGCATTCAAAGCCTTTATGTTTGGGATTTTAAATAGTGTTCTTACAAGCATTCAAAACGGATTAAATAATACCATAAGTGCCATCAATAGAACTTTTAATACAAGTTTTGAACCTGTGAGAATAGGTGGTTTTGTAGAAGACGCTATGGTTCAAGCTCAGAAGGATCTAGGGGAAGCTGAAAGAGCGGTGAACGATCTTAAGTCTGCTGCTGACGGATCTTGGGAATCTCTGATGGGTATGGTAAACGATCTTCTAGGTCTTACCAATACAACGACAACGGCTTTAGATACAACTGACTGGTTTATGAATAAACTAGATGACGACACTAAGAAAGCTAATGATTCCCTTAGTAAACAAAATGATGCGTTTAAGAAGCTAGAAGATCAAGCAAACAGATTAGCTGCACCCTTCGATGATTTCTTTATGTCTATAATAGATGGAACTACTTCAGTAACTGACTCATTTAAGTTAATGGCCTCTGATATTATAAAACAGCTTTACAGGATATTTATAGTAGAGCAAATGGTACAGACAATTAAAGGCGGTATTATGGGTGCTTTAGCTGGGCCAGTACAAGGTCCACCCGCACCATCTTTGGACGGTGGTGGATACACAGGCTCAGGCCCAAGATCAGGTGGCTTAGATGGTAAGGGTGGCTTTATGGCTATGCTACACCCTAGAGAGACTGTCGTAGACCACACTAAAGGCCAGTCTACAGGTAATGATAATGTTGTAATTAATCAAACCTTCAGCTTTGCAGCTAATGGTGACGAAAGTGTAAGAAAGATTATTGCACAAGAGGCACCTAAGATCTCTAAAATGACAGAACAATCAATATTGGATAGCCGTAGAAGAGGCGGTAGAATGAAAGCGGTGTTTGGATAATGGCTATATCGTATCCCTTAGAGTTACCTACAACAATAGGCATTGCTTCGATTGAGCTTCGTACAGTTAATGCTAATGCAACTTCTCAATCACCATTTACTTACAAGCAGCAAATACTTTCCTACGGGGGTCAAAGGTTTGAAGCCTCAGTAACTATACCACCTGTAAAGAGAGATCTAGCAGCAGCTTGGAAAGCTTCTCTGGTAAGTCTTAAAGGATCTTTAGGGACATTCTTACTGGGAGATCCAGACTATCCATTTCCACGGGGTACTCTAAGGTCTACTTCAGCACAACAGTTTGCTACGGTATCAGGAAACGCTGGTGATACCTTTTTCACAATTACTATGACCGACCAAACAGACACACTATTAGCTGGTGACTACATACAAGTTGGTCAAGCCTCAACTGCAAGATTATATCAGGTGCTGGAAGATCGCACTGGTACTGGTGAAGTTGAGATATTTCCAAATCTAAGGTTAGACTACACAAACGAGGTTGTGGGAACCAATAACACAAAAGGTTTGTTCAGACTAAAAGACAACACAACATCATGGTCAATAGACAATGCATCTATCTACGGCATTTCCTTTGAGGCCGTTGAAGCAATTACGGGGTAAAACATGGCTGATCGTAAGATATCAGAACTTACAAATTTAACAGGCGCTAATCTGGCTGATGATGATGAATTTGCGCTGGTAGATACAAGCGCAGACGAAACTAAAGCGATTACCTTTGGTGAGTTTAAGACTGCCCTAGATACGGCCACTGGCTTTGTCAGGATCACTGGCGATACCATGACGGGCAACTTGACAGTTCCTAATGTAGTAGTTTCTGGAAATGTTGATGGTCGGGATGTTTCTGCGGATGGCACTAAGCTAGATGGCATTGAGGCTGGTGCAGACGTTACAGACGCAACCAATGTAACAGCCGCTGGCGCATTGATGGACAGTGAGCTTGCAAACTTAGCCGCAGTTAAAGCAATCAACCAAGGCTTGTCTACGAGCGACAGCCCTTCCTTTGATGCTGTTACGGTTGGAGGTACGGGTGATCCTTCTTCAGAAATGACAATTTTATCATCTATAGGTGGCACAAGTGAACTTAGATTAGGTGATACTGATGCTGATGCTGGATCAATAAAATATTTCAATTCAAACGATCAACTTGTTCTGAGGGCTGCTGCTGCGACTAGGGCGGTTTTTAGTTCAACAGGTGTAGGCATTACAGGCAAAACCACCACAGACGAACTAGACCTTAACGCAATCGCAGCCACCATATCCGACACAGCCGTAGACATCTTTGTGTACGACACCCGCAAGGATAGCGATGGCGGTGCATGGCGTAAGCGCACACAGCATACTAGCTGGTACAATGAAACACTGAACACTAGCACCCGTGGTAGCCGTAAGGAGTTTCCTGCGGTTGCTGTTATTGTTACTGAGTCTAACAAAGTTACTATCTACGACGGTGACAATCCTGATATGCCTATGTGGATGGTATTTGATGGCGGCTCTCGTGCTGATATGATTTATGGTTTGTCTGACAACAGTCAACAAGCTACAAAAATGCTTAATGGTTTACTAGTTTCAGTAGGCAATGATTCTGGAGGACAAAGCGGTACATTTCCTATTAGTTTCATTACTGACAACGGGTATTTTTTAAGTGACGCTAGTAGCAGTCCTTATAAGTATAACGGAAATATTGAACAGAGAAATGATGGTTTAAATGTATCTACAGGAGACTCAGGTAACTACGGTATAACGATCAGTCGCTACGTCAACGATGTAGCCATGACCGTTCTCCCCAACGCCCCGATTGATGCTGCTACAGGATTGCCTGTGCCGACTATTGCGGTGGCTACTGATGGTGGGGTTTCTGTTATCAAGGATGATGGGACTGTTGTTGATATTACGACTACCTCTGGGGCCAGTGGATGGGGCAAGAGTAACTTTGTAGCCTTTAGAAGTGATAATAAAATAGTAAGCACTGTTGGATATTCTTCAAGTGATACCTCTGACCGATATGTTCACATTAACACCATTCCAAGTGCAGACTTTTCTTTAGGGAATGGCCTCGACAGTGTACCATCTGATGGATACCACGGGGCAACTGGTGGTGATGTTGCTATTGTTTCTGTATTTGACGAAGGTAATGGCAGAGATATTACTTCAATAACAGCGGAGCATTTCGGACAAGCCTCTGGGTTGAGCCAAGTTGCTTATGCTCCGATTGATACTGCCCCTGATCTTACATCTATGGTTGCCTACACTACATCTGATTATGCCACAGGCTGGATGAACGGCGACATCAAACTCGCCACCTTGTCCGACACCGATGATACTGACGTTACTGGCAGTAACCTTATCGTCAATGGTGACTTCAGTTCAAACTCAGATTGGGTTTTAACCAGCATTTATTCAATAGGCAGTGGTGTACTAACTAGCCAAAGTTCTAGTTCAGGTGTTTTAAGACCTAGCGTTAATGTAGTTCCAGTTGTAGGTAAAACCTATGTCTTGACTTTTGATATAACCGCCCATTCTGCGGGTACTATATATGTGAACTTTGGGCATATCTGGGTTGCTTCTGGATATCATGCAGCGGGTGTTGGTTCAAAATCCTTTACATTTACCCCTACTAGCACGGCTGAAAACTTCTCTTTCTACACCGCTGCCTTTGGTGGTTCTATAGATAACGTAGTATTACGAGAAGCAGAGCCAGACCGCAGTGTGAACGGCAACGGTCTACAGGTTTTCGGCACTGTGACCAAAAACCCTGTGGCTACTGGTGCTGATTTGGTGGCGTATAGTGGGTTTAGTAGCAGCAACTATCTGCGTCAGCCTTATAACAGTGACTTGGACTTTGGCACTGGAGATTTCACTTACTCTTTTTGGGCTTCGGCTCCATCTAGTGGAACTGATAGATTATGGTTGACCCACGGTAAATACAATACAGCAAAAAGCGGTTTAAACATTCTCCAGTATAACTCAGGGGGGTCAGGCGATGAGGCTCATTTTTATGTTGGTAATGCGGGGGCGGGTTATGTTGTCGTCACTGGAATTGAAGGTACGGGTCTGCATAATTGGGCTGTGGTACGAAAAAGCGGAACCTTAGAAGTTTATCGTGACGGTAAGCTGGCAGGTTCTGTCGCAAATACCAATGACATAAATCTTTCAAACGAAGCAATAAAAGACTTATATGTTGGCGTAGGACTTTCTGGAAGTAGCGTATATAACTACGGTGCTGGCACATTAGCCCTTCTCCGCATCTCAGCCACAGCCCCATCCCCAGAACAGATTGCTAAAATCTACGAGGACGAGAAGTTCCTATTCCAAGATGGCGCACAAGCAACCCTCTACGGCTCGTCTGATGCGGTAACAGCTTTGGCCTACGACGATAGCACAGAGTTGCTTCATGTCGGTACAAGCGCAGGACGTTCAGTCTTCCAAGGATTACGACGAGTAGACAACACAACAACCGCTGTCGGTGCTGCAATCAGTGCATCTAACGGCCTAGTGGCTGACGAATAAGGAGTGACAGATGACAGTCAACGTATCTAAGCCAGTAGTAAACGTAAGAGAAAAACTGGCAGAACTAGATTACGCAAGATTGCCTTACCAAAAGGCACCTGCGGGGAGTATAATCCAAGTAGATCATTACAAGCGGGATGGCAACGGCAACACCATCTCAACAACAAGTCAATCTTATGTTGATAGTGGTATCAGTTTAACCTTTTACCCTAAGTTTGCTAATTCTAAACTTCTGGTTCGTGTTTTTGCGCAAGTATATGTAAGTGCAAATAATCACGGTAAAATAGCGATTTACAGGGATGACACAGATGAATTGGTGCAAACATCAGTTCATTGGGATGGTTCTTCAACTAATCAAGGTGCCTCACAGGGAATGATAGAGGCTCTTGATGATGCGGGAACTACTGAGGCCGTTAAGTATAGCATATACTTTTTAATAAAGGGTTCTTCTGGGCAAGTGGTTATCAACGGCGAAAGTTACTCTGACGCAGGTATTACTGTCATGGAGATTGCACAATGATTAAACTACAAGCTATACAATCTTTAAGACCAAACGCACAGTTTACGCTTAGAGGCGATGTTCTTGAATGGCACGATACCGAAGCAGTACAGCCAACTGACTTAGAAATACAAGCTGAGATAGCTAAACAGAACTATCTTGAAGAAGTTCGTCAGTATCAAAAAGACCGTGAGTATCCTCCAATCGCAGACCAACTAGACCAGATATACCATGAGGGTATTGAAGCATGGAAAGCAACTATTGATGCTGTGAAAGCGGCTCACCCAAAAGTAGAGCCTGTTGAGGCCGATCAGCAAGCTGCTATTGATAGCCATGTAGCGCAATACATCTTCAACCAACAGCTTGCAGACTACCGTGTAGCAGTAGCCCGACTAGCACAATACATCGTTGCAGATGGTCGTGAAGAAGTACGGGAAATGCAGCCTACAGGTGAACAGGTCTGGAACGAAGAAACAATGGAAATGGAAGATGTGATGATGGAAGTCGTTACAGTCACAGCCATTGAACCTGTCGAAGCCACGGTTGAACGGACTGTGTATCCTGATGATCCAATGAGTGATGCAGAGCCTACTGTAGAAACAATCGAAAACCCGTTGATCACCAAAGACAACGAAGAACGTGCAGCGGCTCAAGCTGTTGTCGATGCTACACCACAACCAGTTAAGGATGCTGCATAAATGTCCCGTGACCTGTCTACTGGTGTAACCGTTAATCTTGAAGATGATGTTATCTTCCCGTTCTTTGCGGTGGAGCTTAACTTTGATGATGGTACATTTGAAGCGGCAGATGGCAACGTCTACAACCGCATTCTGCGCCTTTGGACAGGTCAAGGCACTCTGGTTTATGAAGGTAATGAGTATTTTGGTACAGGTAACTTACTAGATGTATCTCTTATCGAAGAAACCACAGAAATAGCTGCTAAGGGTGCTACTCTTACTTTGAGCAGTGTACCTAGCGAAGTCATATCTTTGGCGCTCACGGAGCAATATCAGGGGCGCACATGCAAGATATTCTTTGGTCTATTCCAAGAGGGGCGGCTGGAAGATCAAACAAGTGCAGAGAATGCCCCAGCTTATATCTTGTTGCAGACTGGTGGTAGAATTATCTTAGAGGCTAACAAGACCAGCCTTACAGAGATCTTCACTGGTTACATGGATCAAATGAGCATCAATGAATCAGCAGATACAAGCACTTTACAACTTACTGCTGAGAATAAGCTTATTGATTTAGAAAGACCTAGGGTTGGCAGATTTACCTCAGAGTACCAGAAGTCAATATACCCTGATGATAAGGGTTTTGATTTCGTAGAGAGTATGCAAGAGCAAAAGATAGTCTGGGGAAGAGCAGGTGTCTAGCTACCAACAAGAGTTTATTAGCTCTGTTAAGAATGACATCACAGACTTGTTACAGAAAGATTGGTCTGAGATAGAACACAGAAAAGACATAAGACCCTTTAATCCTGACTGGGATGCTTATGAAGCCTTAGAGCAAGCTAACATGCTTAAGATCTTTACTGTAAGAGAAAACGACAGACTTATAGGATACCACGTAAATATTGTAGCTCCTAGTCTTCATAGTAAAGGTGTATCTCAAGCCTCTGCAGATGTAGTTTACTTACACCCTGACTATCGTAAGGGGTTTACAGGTTACAAGCTATTTAAGTTTGCAGAGAAGTGTCTGAAAGAAGATGGTGTAAACATATTGCACTTAACAGCAACTGAATTAAATCCGATAGGACCGTTAATGTCAAAGCTACAGTATGACAAAATAGAAACTAAGTACGAGAAGGTTCTGTAATGGCTGTTACAGTTGGTGCATTTCTATTAGGTCAAACAGTTGCCACTGCTGGCGCTGCATACTTTGTTCAATACGCTGTAGGTTACTTAGCTACAACTGCTCTGACAAGTGTGGCACTTAGTGGTCTTATGCCCAAACCAGATATTCCTAACCTTTCTACAGGTGCTAATGCAGCTAACAGGGGTTATCAGATATCTACTAGATCTGCTGCAGCTAACCATCAGATTATTTATGGTCAAACTAAAGTAGGTGGGTCTATTGTTTTTGATGCTGTATCAGGTGTCAATAATAAGGTCTTACACAGAGTAATAGCTTTCTCTGGACATGAGATCGAAGAGTTCAGTACGTTCTACTTCAATGAAGAGTTCCTTACTCTTACTACAGACACTGATAGTAACGGTGATACTTACTACAAACCAACTTTAGCTACAAATAAGACGGGTGCCGTTAGCACTAGGTATAATGATTATGTTCGTATATACCAGCGTAAAGGTGGTACAGAAAATAATACATCAATCCCAGCTTTAATTAGTGCTGGTGTAAACTGGACACAAGACCATAAGCTACAGGGAACAGCTTATGTCTATATTAGATTAGAGTTTGAAGCTGATGCCTTCCCTAATGGTGTGCCTGATATAAGCTGTATTATCAAAGGTAAGAAAGTCTATGACCCCAGATCTTCTGCTACAGCTTGGTCAGACAACCCTGCTCTTTGTATAAGAGATTACCTCACAAGCTCTACTTATGGTCTAGGAGAGGTCGCAGCTTCTATAGATGACTCCAAAGTTATTATAGCTGCTGATGTATGTGATTATAAGAATTACGATGTAAATAATGCAGATCCAGCATCCACTAAAACTGGTGGCGTTAGATTTACTATGGATGGCGCATTTACTACTGCAGTTACTCCTTACAGCCATATGATGGATCTGTTGACTTCTATGGGTGGTGTCCTTTGGTACGGTCAGGGTAAGTGGCGTATGAAAGCTGCACACTATGTAGAACCCACTGTCACGTTTACTGAAGATGACCTAAGAGCTAATATACAGATCTCTACTCGTCACAGCCGTAGAGATAACTTTAATACAGTCAAGGGTGTATTTAGAGGCCCTGTCACAGACTTCCAACCTACAGATTATGCAGAAGTTACGAACACAGTCTTTAGACAAGCTGATAACAACCAGATAAGCACTTATGATTTAGACTTACCGTTCACTGATAGCTTTGATATAGCCAGAAGAATTGCTTTAATAACCCTAGAGAGAAATAGACAACAACTTACTGTACAAGCCTCTTTTGGTATGAGAGCTTTCCAAATACAAGTTGGAGATATTGTAAAGCTAACTATGTCTCGTTTTGGTTGGACTAATAAAGAGTTTGAGGTTATTCAATGGTCTTTTGGTTTACAGGAAGACAATGATCTAAGGTGTGATTTAATTCTACGTGAGATATCTGAGAGTGTCTTTGATGATATTTCTGATGGTATCGTCTACGAGAGAGATAACACAACACTCCTAAGCCCGTTTGAAGTACCACCAGTAGCTATATCTACCTCTAATGAATACGGCGGTGTCTTTAAGGTTGTAAGTGAAAAGTTACTCAGAGAGTTGCAGCTTGAAGTAACAGCAGCAGATGCGTCTAGAATCGACAGAGTAGAGGTTCAGTATAGGCCGACTGGTACAGCAGATTACCTCAATATAGGTACAGGCGGTCTAGGTCGATATACTGTACCTGATCTTGATGAAGGTAACTATGATGCTAGAGCTAGAGGTGTCAACACTTTTGGTGTTAAAGGTGAATTTAGCTACTTACTCAATTTTCTACTGGCTCCCTTAGACACTCCCCCATCAGATGTTGATAGTAATACCTTTATCTTTGAAGTTTCTGCTGGAACCCTGTTCTTAGAGTGGGAACCCATAAGTGATTTAGATCTTTCTTACTACCAAATTAAGTACTCTTCAGATGCTACTACATCCTCTACATCAGATGCTAATGCTCTTTGGGGTGGTAACTCTAACATAGCTATTAAGAGAGTTGCTAGACCTGCTACATTCGCTACAGTGCCAGCTAGGTCAGGCACATTCTTAATCAGGGCATACGATAAAGCTGGTAACCCTTCCGATAATGTAGGGTTTGTTGTTGTCCCTGCTACTGCCCTGCCGACTTTGGGTGTATCTGTAACGCAGACTGAAAGCGGCTCTCATACATTTGCTGGTAATACCGGCATCAGCAACACCAACATCACTGTTGATACCTCGCCAAACCCAGATGAGTTACGCATTAACGACACTTCTGCTGCTACGCCAAGCGGTATTTACTACTTTGGTGGCAATCTATCAGGTTCACAAACTGCCGACAATGGCGCAGATTATATTGATCTAGGTTCAAGCAGAACAGCTACTACGACAGGAAGTGCAACCTTCGCACGACACATTGATTACTCTTCTGTCTTTGATAATATTCCCCAGAATTGGGATACATGGCCCGACACCTTTGATGACTGGACAAATGAAGATGCAGCCTTTGGTGACTTCGCTACTGCAGTCCAAGTTAGGGCTACACCAGATGACCCCTCTTCCTCGCCAACTTGGGGGGCTTGGGAAACCGCCATTGGTCAGCAAGTGGTTGGCAGAGGCTTCCAATTTAGGGTAAACTTAAACGCAACCAATAGCGAAGTATCACCAGCAATCACAGTCCTTTCAGCAACAGTAGGTTACTAATGTCACAGAATAGCTTAACAATCGGAAATGTAACGGCAGCAGCAGCTAGAACTGCTATTAACAATGCCTTTGATACACTTAAAACTTTACACTCAGGTGCAAGCGCACCGTCTAGTCCATCAGCCTATATGCTATGGTTTGAAACAGATACAAACAAGCTTCAGATCTATGATGGCGCTCAGTGGATTGTCATAGGTGAAATGGACGCCACTAATAACAACTTTCACCCTATTATTGGAAATTGGAAGTTAGACCTTTCTGGAAATGATCTTACCTTTGAATATAACGGCGCAGCAAAAGCAAAACTAAGTTCAACAGGCACATTTACCGTTGTCGGTGATGTGGTAGCATTTGGAACCATCTAATGGCTATACCTTCAACAGGTTCAGTTTCACTCCAAGACATAGAAGATGAATTTGGCGGTACAGGTCAGATATCTTTGTCAGAATATTATCGTGGTAATACCTATGAAACATTAGTTAGCGGTAATAACACAACTGTACCTCAATCTGGTGCGATTAAGTTTAGTCAGTTTCGTGGCTCATTCCAAGCTAGATACCTTACATGGAAACTACTAGGTGCTGGCGGTGGTGGGGGTTATGGTGTTTTTAACGGCGGTGGCTCTGGTTCAGCTTCTAATGGTGGTGATAGCACCTTAACCTACAGTGGAACTACCTATACCTCTATTGGTGGCGCTGGGGGTGATAATGGGGCCATTTATTATAACCAGTCTGGTTCCGCTGGTCAGAACGCAGATACAAGTCAAAGCTATTCTGAGAACTTTGGTACATCTGGCGGTGAAAGCTCGCAACAAACAAACGGCGCTGCTGGCACAGGCTTTGTTGCTGGGGGATCTGGCGCTGGCGGTGACAATCCTGGTGATTATGATAACTCTGGCAATAAAGGGGAAGGCGGTTTAGCGGGTGAAGAAACTTCTGGAAATATCTACTTAGCTATAGGTTCTTCTATGGTATACGATTTAGGAGTGGGCGGTGCTGGCGGTGATGGCTCATTTGATGGTGCCGCTGGTCTTTCTGGCCTTGTTGTTATTACATCTAATGGGTCAGAAGTTGTCAGGACGAGTACTGACGGAACTTATACGGTGGTCTAATGTCATTTATATTTGATTTTGCAAAACACTCTGTACCTCTAGCTCAATTAAATTTTATCTTATACCCTAGTGTAAGAGAGCTTGTATTTAGCTGCAGAGAAGGTGAACTAAGTGTTTGTGTAGTTTTTAACTCCATAGATTCTATAGCAGAATTAATAGGTGATCCACCAGATGTTATAAAAACTTCTACTACTCAGAGGTATGGAATAGATCTAGAAAGTATAGGCACAGACAAACAAAGACTTTATGTAGACGGTCAGGAAGATGGAGAGATGCTACGTGGCTTCTACTTCGACCTTAATAAAAACTTACTACAACTAAAAAAGTACAAACGTAGTGAGGGAGAATACCCTATTAGTATTGATAGATACGATCATCAGGAAAATTTATTAAACTCAGATGAGCCAGAATACAGTGGTGATAGCAGTCTTTGGACAGGTCCATCAGAGTTATTAGAAGATGCAGAAGGTTATGATGTAATATACCTTCGTAAAGCTGAAGCAGATCAATGTTACATGAGAATTATGGCTAGGTAAAGGAACTTGACATGGGATATAAACTAGGAACACGTAGCTTACAGAACTTGTCAGGCGTTCACCCTGATATGCAAGCTGTAGTTAAGAAGGCAATAGAGATCACTGAAGTAGACTTCACAGTTATCGAAGGTATACGTCATATTGATCGTCAGAGACAGTTACTCAAAGAGGGTAAGTCAACTACCCTTAACTCAAGACACATCACAGGTCATGCTGTAGACATGGTTCCTTGGCCTGTAGATTGGGAAGACTTAGATAGGTTTGAAACTATGGCTGAAGCCATGAAGGATGCAGCAGAAGAGCTTGACATTTCCATCGTATGGGGTGGTGACTGGAAGAGCTTCTATGATGCACCTCACTTTGAACTTGATCGTAAAGTCTACCCAGCATGAGTAGAGAAGAAGATAATTGGCACCTCTCTAGGAGTGTACCTATAACCCTTATCTTTGGTCTTATAGCTCAAGCAGCAGCTATTGTGTGGACTGTCTCTATGATGATGTCAGACATTGAACGTAACGGTGAAGAGATTATGCGTCTACAATCCAGACTATCTATCGTAGAAGATGCTACACAAAGACAAGCAGTATCTATGGCCCGTATAGATGAAAACATTAAAGCAATCCGACAATCAGTAGAGAAAATGGCTAATGAAGACTAATTTCCACTGTAGGGGATAGTCTTAATTTCCACTGTAGGGGTGCAGGATGATAGATCCATTTACAGCTTTGGCTGCTGTCAAGAGTGCTGTCAGTGCGGGTAAGGAGCTTGTCTCAGTTACTAAACAAATTGGTGAGTTCTTTGATGGTGTCGATGAACTAAGGAACAACCACAATAAAAAGAAGAACAGTCTCTTCTCAGGTGATGATGAGAACAGTATGGAGACTTTCGTGAAACTACAGAAGGCTAAGGATGCTGAAGAAGAACTCAGAGCCATTGTGATATCTACTAGGGGTTACTCCGCTTGGGGTGAGCTACAGGAGATCAGAGCTAGAACACGTAGAGAACGTAAAGAGAAAGAAGCTGCTGCTAAACTCCGTAAGCAAGAGATAGTAGAGAAGGTAGTTGTTATTGGGGGTACATTAACTGTGTTGTCTATTATAACAGGTATAGCTGTACTTCTGATAATGTCATCAAAGGGGATGTTATAATGGGTTTAGAGGCTAAAGGTACTTTACCATTTCAGATGTATCAGGTGCCTGAGTTTACAGCTACTACAGTGACTACACCACCCACTCCCCCAGCTAAGACTAGCGCTGATAAGCCAAAGGTTGTAGAGCCAGCTACTCGTAGTGAAGTTACCATAAGACTTGACAAGTACTGGCAAGAGAAGGCTGAAGAACTCTTAAACAGACAAAGAAGTATGGCTGAGATAGCTTACAGTCCCAATGGTAGAATTGTAGCGCCTATAGAAGTAGGTAAGATACTAGACGTAGAGGTTTAATATGGAAACTATACTAGCTTGGAAACTACTACCACGACTAATGATGTTAGTTATGACTGGTATGTATATTAGAGTGATTGAATGGTTTATGTCGTTACCACCAGAGGCTATGACATCACAGGCAACTGCACTCACTGCAACTGTAACTGGGGCATTAACAGGAGCCTTTGCAGTTTGGTTAGGGAATGAAAGCAAATGATAGGACAAATAATAGGTAGTGTAGTTGGTCTAGCTACAAGTGTAATTGACAGTAAGACACAGATTAAACTCACTGAAGCTGAGATTAAGAAGAAACAGCTTACAGGTGAGATTGACTGGGATCTAGCTGCTATACAGGCTACACAGAATAGCTGGAAAGATGAATGGATAACCCTACTTTTCAGTATTCCATTAATTTTAGCATTTTGTGGTGATTGGGGTAATGCTATAGTCCAAGCTGGATTTGCAGCACTTGAGACTATGCCAACATGGTATCAATATAGCCTTGGCGGTATCGTATCAGCATCTATAGGAATCAGATCAGTATCTAAATTTTTCGGTAAGTAGTTCACAAAAAGACTACCTTATAAAACTAAATAACCCCCCTAGAAATTAAACTAGGGGGGCTTTTTTATTCTTCTGGGGTGTTCATTTCTGGTGGTGTTAGTTCAAGGTGTGTCATAACCATAGCTAGACCTTCATACAGAGTATCTATTTCTCCTTTGATCTGTCCAAACTTATATGCCAACCCTGCTGATATAATTAGGTTTACAACTATAATACCCTCAAAGAGTGTAATTTGCATTATTTATGTGTCTCCATCCATCGTTTGCGTAATCTATTAAGATACCAAATTGCTTTGTCTATATCCTCTAGTCCGTTCTTGTACTCACAACGCCACATGTATTTCAACACATTAGCTGCGTGTGGTGCTATACTGCCTGACATATTTTCTGTCATAGCCTCTATAGCGTCAATGCACTCTATACCTGCTTGATTGTAGTGTACAGGCTTCTCAACAGGGTCATGCCCTACCTGATTTAGTCTACTTAAATCCCACTTAGCCATATAGCTCTCCTTTCATAAACCGTATTATGCACTCTCTGGAACCTGAAAGCAATAGCTTTTTGCAATAGATTCGGGTGTGGGCCTAGTTTTCATCAATTCTTTTTCCATTCTATTACCAAGTTGGACACAAGATGCCTTCTCCATAAATACTCCATTAAAAGAATTTACTTTGATATTTCCTTCGTGCATTAGAATTACTACTAGAACCCACATAGGTTTCTCCTTTTTTGTCAGACGGTCTTTACTAATTCCGCTGATGTGTATGGTATATGAAAAAATAACTCATTCTTCCGTATGTATCTCCCCTTAGCTCCACCTAGACTTTCTTTGGTAAGTAATGTGTCCTTGATACGCCATGCTTGCTTCATGTCTTTACGGAATACGTAGAAGTTTAGTACACCGTTCTCAGACCCATGCTTGTCTAACAGCCTCTGTTTCCTCTCAGGAATGCGTATATCCTTCCAAGTAACAGGCCAATCCCCATCCCAAGCTACCTTAACCTCTGCCTCGTTAAAATAGGTGTATCCACCCTTCTGAGACACGACATCAACGTAGTAGTTCTCTTCTGTATTTACTATGGTATGGCCCCTACTTTCTAGCAGGGACACAAGTGCTTCTTTTGCAGGGCCATCATAAGCTTCGTATAAAGCCCTGCTAAACTTCTTTCTTACTGTCATGTTATGTCCACCATCTCACATACGTCACCAGTACATGCCATTGTTTGCATACCAGAGGTATTGTCTTCTTTTTCGTAGTCTGATAACTTTGTCCAGTCAATATCTGTCGGCATCTGAGCAAGCAAATCCTCATAGCTTGGGGTCACTACGTACTCTTCTCCATCTTCGTACCGATACCCAACAACAGGCTTATCCTTAAAGGTTTCCTGATAAGGTGCTTGTTGGTAGGTGTGATCTGAGTGTGGCAAGAAAGATACACCACTCATTTCATCAAAGTATTTGTACACAAATGCACCTACTTCCATCCATTCTTCATCCCGCACTGAGATAGTCACGCTTGGTTTATGCTCACACCAATGCCTCTGGTACATAAGCCACATTTCTAGCTGTTCAATAGCTGTCATGTCGTTGCGTGTAATAGACCCAGAGGGTGACTGCACAGGGAAACTAAACACTGTAGTTGTGTCAGACTGCCTTTCACAAGGCTCACTGGGCACTCCCTGATCCTTTAGGAAGTTAGTAAGTGGATCTTTGTTGTCACCACGTACTGTACGGATGTAGTATGGACTGTGACGGGCATGAATACCACTAGCACTATCTACCAACTGAGAAACTGTACCCGATGGTTTCACGCACGTAATAGCAGCCGCCACAGGAATATTAAGACGTTCTGCCCATTCCTTGTTTGTCTCAACTGCAACACTCTTTAAATGCTCTAGGGTTTTAGCTAGCCCAACATTCTTACTTGTCATAAGAACATTATCCATTATCCCTGTGAGTGACACACCAAGCAAACGCTCCTCTTCTGTGTTGGTAGTCCACACCTTTCGCAAATACGGAAACTTGGTGAAGGTTGATTGGATAGTTCCCAAAATAGTTGCCATACGGACTTTGCGTTCCAAATCTTCAATGGTGTCCGTAGCACGTACAACAACTTCTGTAAGGTTGCAGAACTGATACGGCCTAAGTATAATTTCGCTGCACGGGTTAGTTCCGAACTCATAATTTGCATCCCTGCGTCCATTCTTAGCTGCTTGTATCTTACTTGCCTGTCGATTAAACACGCCACGCTCACCAGACTTAGACTCCACAAGGGCAGTCCACTCACGCATGAATGTCTCCATGTCAGGCTTCTCTGTGTAGCTGACACTGTTGTTAGCTAAGGCCCGATGACCAGCAGTTTCCCACCACTGACCTGACTTAGCGTGACGCATACGATCATCTGACAGGTTAGACAAACTAATCATAGCACTACGGCGCACACCGCCAACAACTACTACTTGACCAATAAAGCACATAAGATCGTGACACTCGATACTAGACAGCTTACGTCCTTGTGCTGCTTTGAATGTCTGTACAGCGAAGTTGAATAGCTCAACCAGAGGCGCTGGACCACTAGCTCTACCACCAAATGTTTTTAACCTTGCTCCGGCAGGTCGGATCTTAGATACATCCCACTTAGGGATTTCCCCTGCCCATAACAAAGCTAATAGTTGACGGAAGCCTTTGGCCCAGCCCTCTTTACTGTCCTTAACGTGAATAATTGTGTCGCTAACAAATAACTCAGGAACCTCTGGGAGTTTAGAAATGAACTGACGTTCAACACTGAACCCCACCCCTGTACCACACAAGAGAATAAACATAGCTTCATCGAAGCTCTTAGGGTCATCTACAGGCAGGTAAGAACAGTTATACCCTGCTGTATTGTCACGATCTAAAGCCTTGCCAGCAGTCATCATAGCTCGCATAGAAGGCATTACCTCTAAGTTTAAGATAGCCTGTTCTATGTTCTTGGTGTATGTGTCATCACCAGCCTTCGGCTTGACTACACTGTCTATGTAACGACTCACAGTCTCTGACCATGTTTCTCTTGCATCACCCTTCCAACGTGCATAACGTGAAAGTGCAATAAAGTTTTGGTATGGGGTGGGGAGCATATTGTTCATTCTTGTTCTTTTCCTCTCGCTCTCATAGTTTTATCTTCTTCTAACCAGACCATTCGATCAATGTTTGACCTAGATATGCCAATATCTTTTAATTCTTTGTCGGTCAACTGATTTAATTGTTTAATTGCTAGTCGGTGACTTCGCCATGTCGCAAGGTAGTTCATGTAACGCCAGAACCACGACATGCCTGATTTCTTCTTACTCATTTTTTGTTGTTCTCACTAATTATAATCCATATAAAACCTAATATAAGAAACGACAATATACTTGCCGCTGGTAATAGGTCACTCACCGATTATCTCCTGACCCTTGTAGTGTACCATTCTTTACACGATCATTCAACTTCTCCATGTTCAATTCGATAATCTTAATCAAACTGCCACCAAAGATATTGGATAATGCTACTGTATAAAATAGTACATCTCCTAGCTCTTTCAAGACCGCATCGTCATCAATTCGCTTATCACGAAACAATTTCTTGATCTTCTCTGATACCTCACCAGCTTCGCCAGTAAGACCTAGTGCATTTTCAATTAACCGCTCACGCCCTTTTGTAAGCATCTTGTCCTCTACAAACTGTGAGTACATGTCAATCATATCTTTCATATCTTTCGCTGAGTACATCAATGTATTACTATCTC